AATATAAAAAAGGGTACTAATCAACTAAGACTAGCACCCTTAAAAAACAAAAAGAATTATGAATACTTAAAGATAGTTATAATTTAGGGTAATTGATACCATTATCTAAAAAAGTTTCTTTTTCTTTTAAAGTTTTCCATGTGTTACCAAATGTTTTCTCAAAATGTGGTGCATCTTTAAAGCTTTTCCAATCACCACCCCACTCATAACCTTTAGACTTAAAGTAAACAACTACTCGCATCCAGTATTGGTCTTGATTCCATGATGCACTTTCAAAAGTACCATCTTTATCTTTATCAAAAAGTATAACAATATCAAAAGCTAAACCATAATTATGTATAGATTGCCCACCTTTAGCATTAGTTATTTTTGGTCTTTTTTCAAATAATCTATTTTGTTCTGATATTGAACGATAAACGTGAGAGAATCTTAACCTTACTCCTCTAGGTAGTTTGTTGTTTATTTCTAAATATTGTTGTTTTAACTCTTCTCTAATAATAGGATGAGCTTTTTCAATTCTTCTTAGTGTTATTTTATCCATTACTTAACGATTAATAAAGTTAATATTCCTATTCCAGCTATTATTTCACCTAGCTTTCTACGTTTCTTTTTCTTTTTAAAGTCTTTTATACTTTCACGTTGAATGAATATAACACTGTCTTTTAATTCTATAACCTCATTTTGTTCAGTAATGATTGAATCACAGTTAGCAGTTAAATCTTCATAGAAGCGTATAATCGTGTCTTGTTGTGCTATTACAGTATCTTGATACTCTATTATCCCTACAGTATCTTTAAGCTCTTTAACAACCTCTAAACTATCCTTTAACCTATCAACTTGACTAGACAAACCTTTGATTTTACTTTTGTCCTCTACTATCTTAGTTTTCCACTTGTAGATAATTGAATCTTTACCATGTATAACGTGTTCAATAGTTTGTAAACGATTAGCCATGTACATAGGTCGCTTTCTAAACAATAAAAACACTATAACACCTATTAATAAAACTATCAAAAGTTCTCTATATTTCATTTCTTTTCTACTCGTTTACCAATTGAATCAGTTAATTTAGTTCCTAGTGCTACACCTACCATAGTTACAAACACATCATATCTAAAGCCCTCCTTATACAAATCAAATACAACCATAAAACTAACTAAGTTCCACGCACTAAACATCGTTAAAGATGTTCTACTCCACCTACCATCTTTTTTTAAAGTGTCGTTAATAATTGCTATTATGTGCTTCTTCATTTCTTAGTGTACTCTTTTAATAAAGTTACATAAGCCTCTGCTTGATTGTTTAATGACTTTTCTAAGTGCTGAATAGTTTTAGTAACTTCATCTAACTTTAAGTTAATTACAGTTTCTAAATGCTGAATATCACTAGGCATCTTTTCCTCTAATCTTACAACTTTACTTTCTAACTTATTAACTTTAAAAGTAGTTTCCTCATTCTTTTTTTCGCTTTCTATAAACTTATTATGTAAGTCTTTAAAGAAATATCTAGCAATACCGAATAAAACAGTTATAAGTGATATTATTATGTAGTTAGGTGCTTCCATTATATCGGTTGTTCTTCTGTCCAGTTAGCACCCTCGCAAATAGCTAATATTTCAGCGTGTGTATATGTGTTAAAACTTTCTCCCTCAACAATAAAAAATTGATTGTCTAAAGATTTCCTTACTGTGTCTTTTGTTGAATATCCACTACATAAAGAGTAGTCAAATGAATCTAGTTCTGCTATTGGTCGTATATCGTATCCCATTGTTTATTTTTTTAAAGTGTATATTGTTTTCCTGCACCTGAGTTGTATAATTCTGTTACTTCATCTGTGGTTAGTTCTCTATTCCACACACCTATTTCATCGTTAATTCCTTGTAGTAGAAATGACCCTCCCCTTGTTCCAAGTTGAAAAGGTGAAGTACTGCTTATTGACCCCGTTAAAGTATCTGTAAATGTAGAGACGTTTAAAACCCCATTTATATAAATTTTTAAACCAGCCCCCGTTTTTGAACCATCATAAGTAACTAATATATGATGCAATACATTTGGTACAATTACATTTGTACTTTGGTTTATAATTAAATTATTACTTTGATTATTGCTTAAATAAACTTGAACCCTGTTGCTCCCTAAAGTGTTTGTGTTAAAGAAAATTGAATAACCCTTGTTAGGACTTGAACTGCCTTGTTTTGATAAAATAAATTGAGGACCTATTTTATCAGTAGGTTTAGCCCAACAAGAAAAACTAAAAGGAGTTGACCCGTCAAAATCAAGAACGTCGCCCATGTCAACATAATCATTAACACCATCTAAACTAAAACCATTATTAATTATCCCAGTACCATAAGTAGTACCATTAACTAAAGTACCATTGTAATTACCTAAAGCATCATTTGGAGTATTATCCGATGTGTAATAAGCTAGTAATCCGTCCCATAAAGGGTTAGCACCACCGCCACCACTAAAAAGTCGATTAGTGGAACTTATCATATTTCCGTAACCGTACATCATTACCCTAAGATTAAAGCAACCGACCCGCTTGTTAATGTAATACCTGAGAATTGAACACCATCTAAAGGTCTAATGTATGCACCAGCTTTAACTGCAGTTGCTGGAGTTGAAACGTAAGAACTTAAAGCATCAACACCACCCACTTTTAAAGTAGCTATAACTGTGTCCTCTAACACAAAAACACCATCAATTACTTTTGTCGCTTCAGTTGTATCATTCACAACATATACTCCTTTATTTGCTACTAACTTATCTAAATTTGGTAAACTCATTTTATTTATTTTATAATGTTATTATTCTGTAATTTATGTATATATCCATTGTGCTATCTCCTACAGTTGCATCTGAACCAGTTAACACAAAGTTTAAAGGCTCATTAGCCACTAATTGAGTAGTAGTAGCAGAATTAACTCCCATCAAAGCAAACACATTTGAAGTTCCATTCAAGTAACCTGACGCTAAAAATTGATGTGTAGCAGCAGTATTTATCTGTAATTCAAAAGCAGTACTCCCACTATCAAAAGCAACCGAACCATATTGAAAATTAACCGAAGCACTTAAAACTTCAATTACTTTACCAGCACCAGGAGCAGATATTAAAGAAACTGGTACACTGTTAGCCGTTCTTATTTGTGCAGCACTTAAAGATACTTTTTTATGTAAAATAAACTTTTCACCGTCAATACTTTTAGTGTCGTAAGTTGCACCATTCCACTCGCTAACTTCCAATAAATCTAAAGGTTGTAACTCTGTACTTTTAGCCGTTAACTCACTTATTTTCTTTTCTACTGCCATCTAACTTTTTAAGATATAATTCTAATTTCTTGATGTTCTCTTCTTTAACTTTATATTTGCTTTTTTGTTTCATAGATACCAATTTGTAAAGTTGTTACTTCCGTGATTTGGATAAATATCATTTTGAGAATTACTTGTATATTCAGGAAATAAAGATTGATTATAAACCATGTAATCTACAAACCTTTCAGCGTAGTTCTCTGCTAAACTCCTAGACTTTTGTATTAAAAAATCTACTTCGTTTTTCTCAACACTATCTGCATTCTCAGAAGTGCTTTTATAAACACCTTTGTTAGTTACATTATACGCTGCAAACGGTAAATATTCAGTCATAGCAAAGTGAATCAACATCGGCTTAACATACGTTTCTAATAATGTCAAATAGTTACCGCTTAAAGTTCCAGCAGTAATATCAGCTTTTAACTTGTTTAGTAAGTCTGTTCCGAGAAATGACTGGATGTGAATGTCTTGTGCGATTTTAACGAATTGTAATAGCTTATCTACATCTAAGTTACCATCTACAAAAGTAAATCGTTTTAAATCTATTGGTTGTATTAATAATGCTTCTGCCATCTTATTTTGCGTCTGAAGGTAAGTTTTTATTATTTGGACTAAATCCTTTTAAAGGTAGATTCTTTGGGTAAACTGAAACCTCAAATGGATTGGTAACTTTGAAGCCTTTTATCTCAGCAGCTCTAGTACCTATCTTTTTAAATTCGTCACTATCTTGATTAATGTCTAACATCATTGTAACCCTTTGCCATTTGTGTGAGCATCTAGCACCACCTTTAAATTTAAAAATATCGTATTTATCTGCACCAAATTCTCCAAATCCTTTGTTAACTGGTTGTGTACTCATTCTATCAATATCTTCTTTTCTATAAAGTTTATTTGCTCTCAACATAGCTTGACAAAAACCTCTTTCAGGACTTTTATTACCTACATATTTATAACGTACTTTAAAGAATTTATCTTTAACTAATTTGTCTTGTGAACTTCTTGCAGTTGGTCTAGCAGTACCAGTAGAAACAAAATTAAATACTTTAGATAATAAACTTTCTTTATCTAGTTTACTTTCTATTTCTTCATTCATTAAATCAATATGAGTATTTAGAGTTTCTTCATCTTCTAACTCAACATCTCTTTCATCTAATACAATCCACCCATCTTGTTTCATTGGCTCTCCTAAATCAGCTAAAAATGAATCTAAGTTAAATTCTTGACTTGAAAGTTCAACATCTTCTTGATTTTCATCTTTTACTCCGTTATCGTTAAACTCTAAAGGCTTTAAAGTTTGAAAGTACAAATTAAGACTAATTCCATTATAAGCTAATATTTTATCAAAAGCATCACATAACAACTCTTGCATTGGTCGTATAACTAAGTTGTCAAACAATATAAAACTATTCTTTAACTCATCTGCATTAGAACTAAAACCATTCGTTGATGCTATACCAAAAAGTAAAGGTGAAGTAACGTTATGCCCTAACATTATTTTTCTTTGTGATTCCTCACTAAGATATTCGTAATGTTGCGGTGCATCATTTAAAGGAATGTCATCTATTGTTGTAGAGGCATCTTTATCATCATTAAAAGATACGATTAGTTTAGCACCTTTAGAACCAGTTAACTTATTGGTTACACTTCTGTAAAGTTCATCTTGTTGTTCAGGTGTCGGTGTACCATTATTGAAGTTGATAACCTTTTGAGAACTAAAACCAGTTTGAACTAAATTAATTAAATAGTCGCTTATTTCTTCTTCTAATACTGTGTAAGGAATAGCACCTAAATAGTCAACATTGCTAAAATACTTCATACCTACACTATAAGGTTGAATGTAAAGTATCTCTACTTCTTTACTTCCAAATCCAAAAGCATCTATTCTTTTAGGTTCGTAGTTTTTAACATCTTGCCAATTATCACTATAATAGTATGCTTCTATTTCTCCATCTTTATTACACTTCTCAGGTCTTAATAGTTGCACCGGGATATGAAACACCTTTTTAATAGTCTTTCTATCTTTTGCATAGTGTACCTGTAAAGCACATTGACCAAGCATCTTTAATTCTAATACTAACTTTCTAACATCGTCTTTAGAAAACATAGAAACAAATTGAGCGTACTCATTAGGCTTTTTAGCACCATCTAAAGCACCAACACCATAACCATAAACAAGTCTAGAAATATTGTTAATTATAGAGTTATTAGTTGTGGAGTTTCTATATCTATCAATTAGAAATTCAAAGTAACTATTCTCTTCACCATAATTAACCCATTCATTGCGTTTGTCCTCAGTTATTTCAGGTGCTGAATAAGTAGAAAGTTCCACTATTTTAATATTGTCGTTTGTCATAGGAAAAGAAAATCGTTATTACTACTTTTAGAAGTATATTCGTTGTTATTTATGTCGTAATTTTGTTGGTCTGTACAGAATATTCTACCATAATGTTTAATGCTTTGCGTACTTGTCACACCATCTAACTCTATCACATCATTAGCTTCCGTTAAAATCTCTTCATAATCTTCAGCTTGTAAAGTGTTCAACGTTCCTCCGTTCTTCACTTTAAACGTATAAAAAACACCCTCATTTAAATTAAAGTTAGCATTTACTATTGTGTAGTAACCACCATCAGAATAAGAATTAATAGCTATATATTCAACCACCTTAGTATTCTCGTTAGTTAAAGCAATTAAATCAGTAGAGGTCAAACTTTCTCTAGTTGTAACCTTTATACTTTGTTCGCTTGTTGAAGTTGTTAATACTTGCATACCTATTAACTAATTTTGTACTTTTTTGTTTCAGAATGATTTTATTTAAATAATATTATTATATTTGTAGAAATTAAAAACAAGAATTATGAAAAAAGTATTATTAGTATTAGGATTAGCTATATTAAGTTGCCAAAAAGAGGAAATATCACAAAACAATAATCAAACGGTAGAGGATTGCGATTGCGATAGAATTGTAAGTAATAAAGTTTTTAATATGATAGGTGATGCACAATCTGGAACAAGTTCGTATTTTTGGTGTCATATCACAACTATTAATGACTGTAATAAAATGCAAAAGTTTAGAGAATTTAATTATTCAAAAGACTATTATACAAAAGATGAATTACCAAAAGTTGGTGATTGCTATAAAATGGGGTATTAAAAACAAAGATTATGATAAGCGAATTTATTAATCAATGGGAGGAAAACAAGTATAAACTTGAATATTACTTTAAAACTACAAAACAAAATGAATACGATAGCTACGAAAATATTGTACGTAAGATTTTTGAGTTATGTATACCAAAAGCAAATAAAATTAATGGATGGGATTTAAAAAGTATGACTATTATTGATGATGGCGACTATCAAGGCACATTAATTTTCATTATTCCTATTGATACTTATCAACCAGATTTAGATTCATACGTAATAACTAATACATATTATGGTAGTTGCTCAGGTTGTGATACACTTGAGGGAATAAGTGAATATTCTTATGGTACTCCAACAGATGAACAAGTTAAGGAATATATGACTTTATCACTTCATTTAGTGCAAAAATTAAAATGGTTATAAAAACAAAGATTATGAAAAGTGTAATAGAAAGAAAAGTTATTGAATGGGCACAAGAAAGAGGTCTAATCAAAGAAGAGAACGCACCTAAGCAGTTTATTAAGCTAACTGAAGAAGTTGGAGAGTTAGCAAGTGCATTACTAAAGAAAGACCCATACGAAACTATTGATGCAATAGGGGATATACAAGTTGTTTTAATCATACTTTGTGAGCAATTAGGTGTAAACTATAAGCAATGTTTAGAAAGTGCCTACAATGAGATAAAAGAGCGTAAAGGTAAGTTAGTAGATGGAACGTTTATTAAGGAATAACATTTAGTATAACACATCGTTTTAATATTTTATACCCGATAAGGTATAATATATTATAAATTAACCTATTTTATACCCGATAAGGTATAATAAGTCGTTACTGAATTACACATAACGACCAAAGCTGCACGAAGATTTTTTAACGATTAAATAACTAGAAATGGAAAAAATAAATGCACAAAAATATCTGTTAGATAATAAGTGTGACGACTTAATACTAAATGACAGACCTTGGACTAAAGTAAAAGATAGAATATACTCATCTGATATTATGATGCAGTTTGCTAAAGATTACCACGAAGCCGAGTTAAAAAAATTGCGTGTAGGTGATGTTAGCCAACAACGTGAACTGTTAGATTGGCTTTCTAATGAACCAGACCATAATATACGAAAAAGTGATATTAATGAAATACTACAAGACTTTAAATATTACCAATCTAATTGTGGCTAACACTGAAATAAGAAAACGTTTTAATGTTTCTTATGGAATGTTATGAGTTTTAATATTAAATATAAAAAAAATGAATACTACTGTTTTTAGTCATTTGAATTATACAAATCCCTCTAAAACATTTGAAGAGTATCAAAAACTTTATAATGAAGAAGTGAAGTTTTGCAAAGAAAAAAAATGGCATAAAGTTCCTAAAAATATTAATGTACACAATCTTATTTCAAGTCATCCATTTTGGAAAAGACATAGTATTAAAGAACGTAGAAAATATTATTATAAAGTGTCAAATTTGATTCAAGAATGTAAAGAAGATGATTCCAAAATAAAATACTTATTTAATATGAATGAAACACTTGAATCTTTGAATGACAAACTTAAAGAACAAAGAATTAGACTTTATGGGTCATAACGTCATTAAACACTAAACAAAAAAGGCTACCCAAATCGAGTAGCCTTTTTCAATTCTATTACATTACTTATGAAGCAACGATAGTAGCAGTATTAAACAAAGTAATTAACTCTGCTTCAGTTGAACAATCTAAGAAGTTTGCTGGTATTTTTTCTTGACCTACAAAAGTCAAAGAATAACCGTTAAAGTCACCTAATGCAGTACCATTTGAAATAGTACCAGTTGTAACATCCATTCCTCGCTCTAAACCAGCTAAGAAGAAGTTTCCGTTATTATCCTTTACAACAATGTTAGGGCTACCATAAGCTAAAAGTTTCACATTCTTAGTAGTAGCAGCATCTTGTTTCTTCAACTGAATTGATAAAGTTTGCTCTACAAATGTAGTACCATTTTCTCTAGATGAAGTGATAGTTTGCTCGAATGAGTTTGTACCTTTTAATTCAAATTTATACAAGTTAGACACACCCGTAACGGTTGCAATCATATCTGTATCTGTAACATCGTAGGTCTTTGCAGTAATGTCTCCGTAATTAATGAAGTAGATAGCTTCTAAACCTCCTACTACATCTTTACAAACCTCTGCACGACCATTTGCTAATAAACAAGCCATATTTTTAAAGTTTTAAGTTATAAAAAAAGGGAAGGCACTTTACCTCCCCTTAATTTGAATTTATTTAATTATTAATTTGCAGAGTTAGTGATTCCGTAAGTTACGATATCTTCTACATTTGCATATTGAACACCTGCCGACATACGCATAATTATTCTAATATTTTTATCGCCTAGAGTCTCTGAAGTATCTATAACTCGTATTTCATTTTGATCCGAAAGTAAACCAGTTCCAAAGAATAAGTTAGATTTTTCAGCAGCTAACATTTGATTTGCAGTTAATCCCTCAGCAACTACTAATGGAATACCGTCAAACATTAAATCT